GAAGTCAATTCAGGCGTTTCAAAGCGCTCCTTCAGGCCAATCATTTCACGCGTCATTGCGTTCAAATCATCTTTTGGAAGCGCCGTGTTCAGGACAACATTCTTGGAAACGCCAACGGCGCCAAGGTCTTCTTCCATTTTGGCAACCGTTCCGCGCGGCTTATAGTTTTCATAAGTCTGAACCTTTGCCTTCTTGGCTTCCAGTTCAGCCAGCTTCCGGCGTTCTTCTTCAAGCTGTTTGGCCAGCGCGGCGTTCTTGGCCTGTTGTTCAGCCAGTTTGCGCTTGGCTTCAGCGTTGGCGGCGGCCAGCGCTTCAAGCCTTGCCTTGTCATCAATCGGTTTGACCGGCGGCTTGGTCACGCGCGGCGTTGGCGGCTGAACCGTGCGCGGCGGAAGCTGAACCTTTGGCTTGGGAATGGCCGGCGGCTTGCGTGGCTTGGGAATCTTGGTTGGCTTGGCAACCTTTGGCTTCCTTGGCTTTGGCGGCACGCGCGGAACATTGGTTGGCGCTGAACCACCCTTGATGGTTGGCGGCTTCCTTGGTGGCGTGCGGCTGAACCCAACAGGCCGCAAAGGCGGCGTTGTAGTGTCAACCCTTGGCGCTGGTTCTGGCCGGCCAAAGTAGTCACGCGGATTGAACGCCGGTGATGCCGGTGAAAGCCTGTTGGTTCCGGCGCCATAGAAGTCACGCGGCAACGGCGTCAGCGGCGGTGAAATTGGTGTTTCCTTTGGCGCTTGCCTTGGCGCTTCACCAAGAATGCCGGCCATTTGTTCTTCCGACAATTCACCGCTTTCATCAAATTCAACAACCGGCCTGAAGGTGCATTTGCAATTGGGAAGTTGTGCCGGCATTCCGCGCTCACCGGTGTCAGGGTCAATGACCGGCGGATTGGCAAATTCAAAGATTCCGCCGTTCAGGCCTGTTGGCCACTGGTGCAAATGGAACGACCTTGCGGTTGCGCCGCCACCGGAATGAATCCATTCAAACTTCTTGACGCCGGCCGCCGTCAGCCGCGTTTCATTCATGGCAACATAGGCCTTGCGGGTTTGGTCAATGGCCGTGTTCATGACCTTCCGCTTGATTATGCCGGCATCCTTGTCAGTGCGGTCAATGATGCGGTCAACTGACTTCTTGAAGGCGCCCAAGTTGCCGCCGTGCAACAGGCTTGTTTTCATGGTCTTCTTCAAGCGCGCGGCATATTCATCAGGGAAGCTTGAAATCAGCTTGGCGTTTTCCGTGATGGCGCCCTTGATAGCGGCGGCCGTTTGCGGGTTGTTCATGAACCCCATGCCAACAGTGTGACGGCCAACCAGTTCCTTCAGGCTGGCTGAAACATTGGTTTCACTTGTCTTGGATACTTGGCCAACCATGCCCTTTGCCAAGCCTGTTGACAGTGACGCAAACATTTTCTTGAAGCGTGCGTTGACCTTTTCAATGGCGGTCATCACGCCGGTTCCGGTTGCGGCCGTTGGCTTGTTGGTTGGTTCATCAGCATCTTGGCCGGTCTTGCCAAGCGTGGCTTCAGCCTTGGTCACGGCCTGTTGAAGTTCAGCCACAATGGCCGCCTTCATTTCCTTGATCATTTGCGCGGTCAGCTTTTCAAGTTCCTTGGAATAGCGCTGTTCAATGGAAAAGGCGTGGTTCATCACCGCGCCGGCAACCTGACCGTCACGCTTCAGCCGTTGTGCGGCATCTTGCGTCAGTATCAGGCGCGGATTGCTTGGCGCCTGTCTGGTTGGGTGTTTGTCCACTGTTGCCCTTGGGTTGTTTCAATCTTCTTCAGGCTGAATGCCCATGAATTCTTTGGCCTGTTCCGCCGTCATGCCAAAGGCGCTTTGAAGCATCATGACGCCTTGCGCTTCCGTGATTGAACCCTTGCGCACCTTGTTCAGTATGCGTTCAAGGTGCTGGAAGTTCTTGCCTGTCATGTTGGTCAGCACTTGGTTCACGGCCGGTTCATCAATGGCCGGAAGGTCTTCTTCCGATTCAGCGCCAGCGGCAACAGCGCCTTCAGCTTCAGCCGGCGTGTCAGTGTCGGTCAGGTCATCATCAAGCTGGTCAGGCTGAAGTTCTTCCGGCATTTCCAGCCCGTTGAACCCTGAATGCTTGTCTTCAATCAATCCCTTCCGTATATCCAAGCCATCAACGGCGCCGGTTTGCTGAAGAGTCTGAACGGCTTGCGCGCGCTTCAGTTGAATGTCAGCCAGTTCACCTTCAGTCATGGAATCCAGCGGCGGCCAAGCAACTTCAACTGTGACGCCGGCGGCGGCCAGTTCAGGGAAGTCTGATTTCAGCATCAGTTCATAATGCCGCTTCAGCAAAGGGTCATATTCATCAGATTGAATGGTTTCAAGGTATTCATGATAAACGGATTCATCAAATTCACCGGTTGCGTTGAATCCTTTGGCGCTTGTTCCCAACAGCTTGACCGCCGGCGTTTTGGCAACAGCGGCAACAAGCTGATATTGCGTCATAATGATGGCGTCAAGATCACCAAGCGCGGTGTCCATTTGCTGCATCTCTTCATCTTCACCCAACACCTTTACAGCATAGTTGTCACGGTAATGAATCCAAGTGCCAAGCTTTTCTTCAAAGGCGCCTTGGTCAGTCAAGACTTGGTTCATGTCAGTGTGAAGAACGGTTGTGCGCTTGGTCATGGCCAACAACGGCGCTTCATTGGCCGTGCGTTCCGCACCATAAACGCGTTCCATGATTATTTGCGGCAATGGCAATCCGCCATAGATATATGACGGCTTCAGAACGTCAGGAACTTCAGAATACCGAATCAAAACCAAATGCGTGCGGTGATAGCGCTTACCGTTCACGCGCCACCATGTAGGCTCATAAAAGAACTTGCTGGCCGGATTGGCGGCGGCATCTTGGTCAAGTTCCGGTGTTATCCAATACGGGTCAACCTGACTGAAGCCCTTGTATGAACCAGCCCTGACGCCATCAATGTTGAACGGCTTTTCATAGTAAAGCGGGTCATTACTTTCAACGTGGAACAGCGCAATTCTGATGCCAAAAACGCGGTTGAACTTGGCAAACTGAACAAGTTCCTTGGTCATCTTGTAATCACGGTCAAGCGCCTTGATTTTGTCGATTGTTTCCAGCGGAACTTCAGTGCCGCCGTTCAATGTCAAACCCCAACCCTTGCGCGCCGCGTCACTTGGCGCCTGACTGCAAGCTTTATCAACAAGCCAGTTTTGGGCAATGATGGCGCAAGCCTGAAAGCCAATGAAGGATTGGCTGACAAACCATGCAAACAGGTCTTGTGGAATGATGCCGGCCTGACCAAGCGTGAAGGCGCTTTTGAAGTTGCCGTTGCTGGAATCATCCATTGCGGCAACGCGGCCTTGCGCATCAACAGCCACAAAGTCAGCGCTTGTTTTCTGGAAGGCGTTGTCTTCAATCCATTTCGCCAAGTTTGGAATGCGCGTCATTGCGTGCGTTGAAAAGAACCCTGAATGCGTTGCCGGCTCTGCGTCACGGCGTTCTTCAGTCTTGGTTGTTTTCTTGCGGTTCCAGAATACCATGATTCAACCCTTTGTTATTTGCCGGCCTATAATGTCACGCCGCCGGCTGTTTGGATAGTTGCGCGTCATTGATGAAGTCAAGGTTGATTTCAAACAGGGAACCATACTTTTGATTGATGAACGCCTTAATTTCAGCCCTGATGGTTTCCGGCCGCTTGTTCTTGAATGTCCAAAGGGTATACCTGACGGAAGACCCCCAATAGGAATCACCAATGCTGACTGATATTGATGGCTTTTCAATCCTTCCGCGCGTCATTTCATAAGTCTTGTCCTTTGCTATAGCGCTGAAAAAGCCGTCATCAACGCAAATCAAGTGTTCATTTTCTCCAATGATTTCAAAGATTTCTTCATTGTGTTCATTCTTGCTATATACCAATCCAGCTTTTGAAACGGCAATCACGCTGATTTTTTTAAGCTTTTGACCTTTCATGGTTTGAATCCCCCTGTTTGGTTGAGCATGAATCATAGTGGTTGCGCGTCACAATATCAAGCACGCCCTGTTCATGCGCGTCATTCACCTTGTTCCGGTATCGGGTCAAGGAAGTTGACGACAAGCTTCACGGCCGGCCAGAACAACAGGCTAACAACCCAAGCGGCAAGCGGCGGCGGTTCAACGTGGCTGGCAACAATCGTCAGGTTGATGGCGGTCAAAGTCATCACGGTCAAGGCTTGCGGTTCATTGGTGCGGAATGCTGCCTTCAGGCGTTGCTTGAATGTCATGAAAAGAACCCCTTTTTCTTGTCAGGCTGAAGGAAGTGTTTGATGGCGTCAACCATCGGGTCAATTTGGTCATCATGTTCATGGCCGTTGTCAGCGGTGAAGCTTTCACATTCAGCAACAAAGTCAGCAACCCAAGGCGCGCTTTCTGGAATGGCAACATGGCCGGCTTCAATATGGTGAAGTATATCCGTGACGCGCGTATATTTGTCAACGCTTCTTTGAATGGCAAACACCCTGACGCCTTCCTTGCGCTTCAATTCCTGAATCAAGCCGGTTCCGCTGGCCTTGTCTTCAATGAAGAACTTCTTGGCGCCCTTGGCTTTCCACTTTTCCCAAAAATCCAAGGCGGCTTGACGCAATTCAGGCGCTTCAACCTTCTTGCGCCATTGGTCAAGGAAATAGGCCAGCTCGTCATCACCCAAACCCCAAGCTTGGAAAACCGTGAAGTCATTGGCTTCCTTGGTCTTTTGTGCCGTGTCACCAAACAGCATGATTTCACGCAACTTGGGAAGGTGAACATATCGCTTGAAGTCATCCGGCTTGATGACGGCGCCGCCAACCTTGATTGGTGATTGCTGATACAGGGACAGCCAGCTTGATTCAGCCATTCCGGCCTTGCGTTCCAACAGGAATTCAAGTGACTTGTGTTCAGGAAACAAGGGTTCCCCTTCCTTGCGCCGCTTGTCCCCCTTCAAGGCAAGCGCCGGATATTTGAACACCTTGGCGCTTGGGTATTTTTCCAGCAACCGGCCAACAGGGTCATCAATATGCCAGCGGGTCAGAATGCAAATCATGCCGGCGTCATCACTGAAGCGGGTCATGAAGTCATCAGTGAACCAATCCCAAACGGCATTCCGCTTGGTTGTGCTGTTTGCGTCACGGCGGCCTTTCAGCGGGTCATCAACAATGCCAAGGTCAAGGCCTTCACCGGTGATTGAACCTTCAACAGTGGTGTTCCTGAAGAATCCTGAATGGTTCACGATTTCCAACAGGTCACGGTTCCGGCTGAACAGGTTGGCAACAATGGCCTTGACGCCTGAACCCTTGCCGCCGCCTGACAGGCGCGTTGCTGGAAAAATGGCCTGATAGGCCGGTGAATCCATGACGCGTTGAAGCCGCAAGTTGGCACGGATGCCAAGGCGGTCACTGAATGAAGTATAAATGGTCTTCAGGTCAGGCCGCCTCCCAAGCGCCCAAGCAATAAAGTCAATAACCTGTTCACTTTTGCCGTGTTGCGGCGGTGCTTCAATGACATATTTTGGCCGCTTGCCGGATGCCAGTTCTTCAAAGAACGCCTGAAGGATGCCGGCAACTTCTTCTTGCCACCAGCCCTTCTTCATCTTGGGGTTGATGGTTTGCCGGAAATACCAGAACGACTGGCGGCATGATTCAAGGTGATGTTCAATCAAGGCGTCAAGCGCTTCCGGCGTGACCTTACTGGCGTCAATCCTGAATGATGGTGATGCCATAGGTCTTCATCCATTCAGGAAGTTTGCCCTGTTCAATGGCCTGATGCGCCACCGCGCCGCGTGTCTGAATCGGGTTTTCAGGGTCGCCGGCGTGGGTCAGGGTTTCACTGTATCCGTGTTTTGACAGAACCAGCTTGCAAATGGTCGGGTTGTGGTCGCCGCGCAAGCCGCCTGAAACAAGCATGGTTTCCTGTTTGGTCTTAATATCATTACACAATCCCAAAAAATCAGCGTCACGCGTTGACAATTCAAGAACCATGTTCTTTGAAATACCAAGGAAGCAACCAAGGCCGGAAAGGGTTGGAATCACTTCACGTTGGCTTTCATACCCTTCCAACAGGTATTGGCGGCCAGCTTCCAACATTTCAGGCGTGACTTCAATGCGCGGCCTTCCAAGCGGAATGTCATGCTGGCTGACTGTCTGGCCAAGGTCATTCTTGCCGGCTGAATGGCCTTTGGCGCCCTTCTTGGTTTTGGCCTTGGGTTTGTCAGGGTCAGGCTTCTTCTTGGCTGTCATGGTTCATCCCCTTGGCTTGGCGGCAATCACGCCGGCGGCCAGCAATGCGGCAATCAGGGTTGACCGGTTCAGGCCGGTGTTCACAACCCTTGCCGCCTGAACGCCTTCTTCACGCAATCGCGCGCGCCTTGA